CGAAGTTCCATGTATTGATATGCAATCTCTTATTAACGCAAAGAAACGTTATAATACTGAAAAACATAATAATGATTTAAAACTAATACTAAAAACTATGGAAGCAAGTAAAATTGAATAATTAGCAAAAGCAGTTAAAGAGACTGAAGTACAATGTAATCATGCTGCAATGAAGACTGAAAAAGTAATAATATATTCTCTTGAATTTATATTACTGCTTGGTGGCGCGAACTATTGTAGGAATATAAGATTAATTGCTTATATGGAGCAAGTGATCAGTTCGATTTTGTAAGGTTCGCGCTCAAGTAAAAAATCAACTACGTTGCCTTCAATATTTAAAACAAAGTGATATTCATTATCACTTGACTCTATTGAATCATCACTTGTCAATTCAATTTGTTTACTCACAATTATATCAATATCATGAGGCTCGCGATTTACTTTAATTCCACGAAGTTGTAACATTCTTGAACCACCAAGACATGCTCCATATTCTGAATATTTTTCAATTATTTCAAGTATTAGTTGTTTGTCTTGCATTAGTATTTATGATTTTTATTATTTAACATTAGTTTCTTTTGGTTGTCATCTTGACTAACATACAACTGTTGCTTGTCACACTTGCGTGGTTTGGCCTTCTTTTTTTGCTTTGGCATTTCTTATGTTTTTCATGCAGTTAGTTAATAACATATTATGAATTTGCTCAAGGTTATTTTTGCAAATCATGTCTGTTTCAATGAAGTTCCGCAGGGCATAAACTGTTCTTAGTTTGCCGCGGCTGACGTTGTTTGGTGAGAGATATTTAGCCAAATTGGGCTCAATATTTAGGCTTACTCGCAACCACATTCCATTTGCAGTAAATTCAATGGAAGTATTCGGATGCCATGGTTCTTTAGTTTTTATTTGGCCCATAGCTATTTGTCAATTAAATGTTCGACTAAGATAATTCCCCATTTCGCAGCATTTACAATAAGCCATACAAAACCTATAAATGCTAGAACAAAGACTATTGCTGATTGATATTCGTGATCTTTCATATTTTTATCTCCACCATTTAGTTATTTTGTTGTCTTCACACCATTCTACTATTTCTTCGTCGGTCTTCCAAGTTGACCACATGTGACTTTCAATTGCTCCACCATATGAGTAGTAGATTGTGCATGGTCTATTTGTAAGTTCGCTACGGATTTCTTCACCCATTTTTATTAAGGCGTCTGCGATTGTTATTAGTTTTTTTCGTTGCATAATAATGATTTTATCATTTTGTAATTGTAAGCATATCTGTCTGGCCACATGTGAAAACCATCATTTAATGCAGTAATATTTTCACAAACTAATTTAATGTCTGCTTCTGTTGGTTGTATTAATATGATATACTTCTCAAGGTCCAACTCATATTGTATATGGTCAAACGTGTTAGTTGTTGGCCAATACTTCTCGTCTGTACGTTTTGGCTTAGCTACTCGTTGCATAATATTAGTCTTACCGATTTATAATCTTTTCTACCGCTTGACGTGCATTTTATATACCAGCATTCTTTATCTTGATAATAGCAGTCTTTACATGAGCCAATTTCACACTTCACTACGTCGCCATATTTGGTATTATACGACTCTTCAATAATAGGTTCTTTTACATCTTCGATATTTTCCATGATTTTTGTCTTTATATTTATTATTCAAATATAGCTATTTCCTAATTAGTAACACCTTATTTATATATGTTGTACGGCATGTTTTGCTATTTTGCCGCAATTGCCACAATTTTGCCAATTTAACATAGCAAATCCATAATTTTTTTTGTAAGCAGAAAAAGTGCTAACCAGTACTAAAAAGTGCTCGAAATGGGCTAAAAGTGCACAACAGTATTACTGGTTATCACCCTCTAACAGCCTGATAATCAATCATTTACATCAAAAAGTGCTTGAGTGCTAACACCTTTTAATAAATGAAAAATAAATAAATTAAATAATTATGATAGTATATATATATATAAAGGATAGGCATTTTGTGTGCACTCGAGCACCCGAATTTTTTAATTGATTGATAATCAAGATGTTACGGGAATCTTCTTGCAGTTTTAAAGCACTTTTTAGTACTGGTTAGCACCCAGCGTGGAATAGAACATCCCTAACTGATTGATAATGAAGGTGTTATCCATTAACATTCATTAACATTTCGTACTGGTTAGCACTTTCCGGTATACTATCGTGCACCCTGGGTTTTGTGTAGTATTTCATTGTTATTATGTAGTATAAAATTACGTGGTATCATGTTAAATTGTCGTTTTTTATTATTATATTTACACATTCACAAATACATTATATTATGGCATTCGAGGCGAATAACCAACTTTGGCAATTTAGAGAACATGATAGAACTATACCTAGATTAATGCATCCAAATGAATTACTTGAAGCTTTTGGTAAGTACTATGAGTGGAATGAAGCAAATCCTTGGTATAGACATACTTTAGTACAGAAAACTGGATTTGTAGAAAAGATACCAGTTGGAAGACCACTTACTATTGGTGGATTTTGTTTGCATTCAGGTATAGCTCCAAATACATACTATCAGTATGCTAAACATGTTGACTATCTTGCTGTATGTGAAATAATTAAGACAGCAATCTATACTAATAAGTATGAGGGTGCTGCAGTAGGAGTATTTTCAGCCGCTGTGATGGTTAGGGATCTTGGGTTAGCAGACTCAGTATCTCATACAGTTGAAGATAATCGGAAGAGTGTAAGCGAATTATTTCCGGTAGAAGACGTAATTTGTGAGGTTATAATCGAGGAAACATCTCAACTTGAAATAGCTCGAATTAACACTGAGGTAGTTGCAATAGAGTCGCAGGATAACACTAGCCAAACACGAGATAATACTAACAAAATAACTAATGGCACAGCAAATAAACAAGAACTTCGCATTCTTAGTGCAGCAAGAGAAGAATCCACTGAAGAGGGGCGTGATACTGGAAGGTTCCTCTAGATCAGGTAAAACCATATCATCTGTTGACTTTACTATATATATAGGCGCACGCATAGGCACGGGCTTTACTATTAATATATTGAAAGAGACGTACAATTCATTTAAGACTACACTGTACGATGATTTCAAGAAAAGGATGACGGACTTTGGAGTGGACCACCCCTTTGATCGAAGTAAAGAAGTTGTAACTTTCGACATCTTAGGGAATAAGGTAAACTTGATTGGTGCAGATAAGGCGTCTAAGGCTCATGGAATGAGTTGCGACTACTTGTATTGCAATGAAATGCTTGATATTGAGAAAGACTTCTTCGATCAGTCAGAAATGAGATGCAGGAAGTTTTGGTGGGGAGACTATAATCCTAAAGTAACATCACATTGGATATATGATAAGGTCATACCACGAGACGATGTAGCATTTTTGCACACAACATTCAGGGACAACCCATTTATCAGTGCAACAGAGAAGGCGAAGATTCTATCATATGAAGATACTGAAGAGAATCGTAGGCAGGGAACGGTTGACGTGTATAAATGGAAAGTATATGGCGAAGGCTTGAGAGCCGCAATGGAAGGTCTTGTGCATCCAAATGTGAAGTGGATTAGTGATTATGAGTGGGAAGTGATGACTTTCGGCTACGATGAGGAGGTTTGGGGCTTGGATTTCGGTTATACTTGTGATCCGAGCGCTTTGGTCCAAATTAGAGTAAAAGGTAACGATTTATTTCTAAGAAAGCGCTTATATGTGCCCACACCTGATTCTTCTATCCTAAGTGACTATTTGGACAAGATTTTACCTGAAGATTGTGTTATATGGGCAGATTCTGCTGATCCAGGTATGATAAGCGACCTAAAGGTGCGTGGTTTTCCAGTTTACGCGATTAATAAGTTCCGCGGCGCAATAAACTATGGCAATGGGTTAATCAATCGGTTCCACGTCCACATCGTCCGCGACGAAGACTTCCGCAAAGAGCAAGAGAACTATAAGTATAAAGAGATAAATGGTATTGCCTTGAACGAACCTGAAGACAAGTGGAACCATTTATGGGATGCTTCTCGCTATGGAGTGCTTGGGAGCCTGATGTATTACATGTAAGGCGTAGGTGAATACATCATACACAACCATAACAAGAATCGTAGTTCAGTCTCCTTGATGTAGGAGCACTGAACTCTGCGATATTTAGCCTTTATTTTCCTTGTCTTCATACATCTTACATCTTAAGTTATAAGTTTTGCGAGCCATACCAGTTACATTACGAAAGTACTTTCTACGAGAGGATTCCACGCTAAGCATTATCTTGCGAAATTGTCTTATAAACTTTCTAGTGGATGACATAGTTTAAAAGTATTGATGCGATTAATACTACGAACAAAAGTCCAGCGAATACTAATAATATTTGATTGTCTAATTTACCGTTCATGATCTACCAATTTAATGCTTGTTTAATAAACTCAATTACAATGTCTTTAGTCTCACCCCAGTCTTCTAAACTAGGTATTTGATCAACATTTAGGTGAATAGTTTCTTCTGCAACATTCACGCCATAGCCTCCAGTATACCAACCATAACTCCAAGTCATAGTATCGGTATCAATTATAAGATTATTGTGTACTTTCATTTCTTAATAGCTCTTGATTGGTATTATATCCTTTCTCCTTGCAATAACCTCAATCTCCTCATCAGTAGCGTTATCTTCTACTTCAAATTGAGCATAGTGTTTAACTGGTTTCATACAACCAACATACTCAGTTGCTTTGCTATCAAATTCTTTACTTTCCCAATATGCTTTAATTGTTCTCATCTCTTTACAGTTTGCCAAATTATTAATAAAACTATTGCTAACACATATCCACCGATAATGTGGAATAACATATACACTCCAAACAGTAGTAGAATCCATTTTGATACTACTATACCATACTTTTCAAATTTGTCCATTATTTCAATACTATTAAGATTTGTGAGTTTTTATGCTTAAACATATAGTAACCTTGACTTTTAATGACATATTTAGCCATGTTACATATTATAGTACAAAAGTCAAGATCATCTATCTGCTTAATCTTTGTTATGCAGATTGTTATGTTTGCCATTTGTATGACTTCTTGAGTAAGACTATTTGATTCCATATCTACCTTTGTTAAATTCAAGTTGGAACTTGTATTCAGTTAAGTTAATTACATTTCTGCTTAGTTGATCATCTAATATGACTTTAACAGAAGCATAAGCAGACTTTTTATTCATCTGCTTATGCCTGTCTTTGATGTATGTTTTGCTTTTCATACTACAATCCTAAGGCTTTTTCGATTCTCCAAATGGTATCCAATACAAATTTGTTTTCAAACCCAGTTTCAGTGACAATATCAGCTTTTGACTTGCCTGCTAATAGTAGTTCGCGTACTTTCTGCGATTTGTTTTCCTTTACTTTCATACCGCCATTTGCGATAAGTTCAGCGATCTTAGCTGCTTTTTCTGCTGCTTT